AAAGTTAAAGTGATTGAAACTTTGGATAGAACAAAATCAGTAAGAGAAGTTAAATTAGTTTACTCTACATTAGCAGAAAACTTTAAAACTACTCCTACTAAATCAAATGTTGCTAAAAAATCAATGACAGAAGGAATGGCTAGTAAAATTGTTAAATCAACTAAACCAGCTGTAGCAGAAAAGCAAGTAATTGCTGAAAGCACTAATTTCTCTGATAGGTTCAAAAAGTTAGCAGGTATTATCAAATAATTAAAAAATTAAAAATTAAATTAAAATGGACTTAAAAAAATTAATGACAGGTGCGAACCCACAAAGCATCATGCTTGAGCAAACCAGAGGTTTGAAAGGCAAATGGGAAAGAACTGGTCTACTTGAAGGAGTAGGATCAGAAACAACTAAGCATGGTATGGCAGTAATGCTTGAAAACCAAGCTAAACAATTACTTGATGAAGCAACCCGCACAGGTACTTCAGCAGGTTCAGAAGAATGGGCTGGTGTAGCTCTTCCGTTGGTAAGACGTATTTTTGGTAGCATCGCTGCAAAAGAATTCGTTTCTGTACAACCGATGAACTTACCTTCAGGTCTTATCTTCTACATGGACTTCAAATATGGTTCTAACCCAGCTGGTACTCCAGATTGGTCAGGATCGGGAGGAAAACAATCACTTTATGGTAAAGGTGGAACTGTAGGTAAAGATTCTTTATCTCCAGCTGGTAACAAACTTGGTTCAACCCAAGCAGCTGAAGAAGGTCTTTATGGTGCAGGACGTTTTGGTTATACAATCAACAACGCTAGCACATCATCGGGTGCATCAGTTGGAGCAGCTACTATTTCAGATATTTATTTTGATTTATCAAATACCACTGTATCTGCTTCATTAGCAGCTAGTACATTGAAAAAAGTATCAGTAGTATTAGCAGCTGATGCTGATTTTAATGGTGTACGTGCATTTGAATTAGCAGCTACATCGGCTTCACTTGCTGATTATTATCCACAATTCACTAAGAAGAATGGTAATAATATAGAATTTATCGTAGTTTCTACTGGAACTCCAGGTGCAACTGATAATGTTACTGTACTTTATCATACTCAACCAACTGCGGCTGTTCGTGGTGATTTCGAAGATAAAGGTTCTTCTTTGGCAATTCCTGAAATTGAATTGGAACTTAAATCAGAACCAATCGTTGCTAAGACTCGTAAATTGAAAGCAATTTGGACTCCGGAATTGGCACAAGATTTGAACGCTTATCATTCAATTGATGCAGAAGCTGAATTAACTCAAATGCTTTCTGAATACATCTCTCTTGAGATTGATTTGGAAATCCTTGAAATGCTTCAACAAAATGCATTGACTACTGATTATTGGTCAGCTCGTGTTGGATATGATTACAATAGTGGTACAGGCGCTTTCTCATATGATGGCGGTACTGTATCAGCTAATGCATACAACAAATCAACTTGGTTCCAAACTTTGGGAATTAAATTGCAAAAAGTTTCTAACAAGATTCACCAATTAACAATGCGTGGTGGTGCTAACTTCATCGTTGCTTCTCCAAACGTATGTACAATTCTTGAATCAATGACTGGATTCGCTGCAAACCCTGGTAAAGATGCTCTACAGTTCGCTGCAGGTGTATCTCAAGTAGGTGCAATCTCTAATCGTTATGATGTTTATAAGAACCCATACATGACTGAGAATGTAATCCTAATGGGATTCAAAGGAAGTAACTTCTTTGAAACAGGTGCTGTTTACGCTCCATATGTTCCATTGATTATGACTCCTCTTGTGTACGACCCAACTAACTTCACTCCTAGGCGTGGTGTTATGACTCGTTATGCAAAGAAAATTGTTCGCCCTGAATTTTACGGTAAAGTAGTAATTGAAGGATTGAACACTCTTTAATAGTAATTAAGAGTTGATATAATAAAAAAGGGGGAGTTTTTACTCCCTCTTTTTTTATTTTTATATTTATATAGGAATAACTATAATTCTCAAACTATGTCTCTAAACTTAAAATGGCCAGGAAGCGGTTCAGTAATCGCCGGCCACACACCATTCGCATTATATGATACCGATTCATCATTTCAAAGTGACGGCCCAAGAACAGCAGTTTGGTGTGCACGGAGATTGGGTTATCCAATTATAGATGTAGAACTTATAGATGAGCAATTCTATGCTTGCTTTGAGGAAGCAACATCGGAATATTCGGCACAGGTTAACCAATTCAACATCAGAAATAATTTGGACACCCTTAAAGGTAGGAAGGCCGGTACAAACTATACACAAAAATTAGTAGATGGAACAAATCTTCCACAAATATTTCGTCTTTCTCAGGCATATGGAACACTTGCCGGAGCAGGAGGCCCCACCGATTATAAAAAAGCATATGTTGATTTAACATCATCAATACAAGAGTACGATTTGACTACTCAGGCGTATGATGCAAAAACTAAAGAATTGTTAGATTCTGATATTATAAAAGATGTTGTTAAAGTTTATTATGAAGCAGTACCTGCAATCACTCGTTTCTTTGACCCATATTCAGTAGGTGCACAAGGTACATTGAATTTGATTAGTGAGTTGGGATTTGGTAACTATTCCCCTGCGGCACAATTCCTTATGATGCCACTTTACGAGGATATATTAAGAATGCAACAAATTGAATTTAATGATACAATTCGTAAGTCGGCATTTACATTTAATATAGTTAATAATAATCTTACTATATTTCCAGTACCATCACCAACATCACCAATTCGTAGAATATACTTTGATTATTTTGATAGGTATGATTTTGAAAATAACTCAGCAATGATTAAATCAAACGTAGTATCTGATTATTCGGATATAAAATATGATTTTATTGAGTATTCAAATATAAATGATGTAGGTAAGCAGTGGATAAGAAAATATACATTAGCATTGGCAAAAGAATTATTAGGCGCAATCAGAGAAAAATATAATGAAATACCAATCCCAGATTCTACTGTATCATTGGACGGTGCGGCACTAAGAAGTGAGGCACAAGTTGAAAAGGATGCATTGGTAACTCAATTAAGAGAAAACTTAGAAGAATTAAGCCGTAAACAACAATTTGAAATCCGTAAAAATGAAGCGGAATATCATCAAGATATGTTGAAAAAAGTACCATTAAAACTTTATATAGGATAAGATGCCAAAATTCATATCAGATAGAGATGTAAATTTTTTCAAAGGAATAGCCAGAGAAGTCGTAGACGAGGTTGTTCAAAATACTTGTGTACTTTTCAAAGTAAATATGGGAAATACGAGAGTAAACCTTTATGGTGAATCTCTTGGAAAGACATGGTATCCTGGCGTTCAATTATTTGTTCTTATAAATAAAGATTCACAATCCAACAATTATGAAGGATTCGGACCTAATAGAGAACAACCTGTTGAATTCCGTTTTGATCGATTTATGCTTGAAGAAAAAAGTGTATATCCTGAAACAGGTGATGTTGTTTTCTTTGATAATGAATACTATGAAATTGATACGACTGTTGAAGTTCAATATAGTGGTGGATTGCCAAAAAATAATTTCTCAGTTGTATGTTCAACTTATATGGTTAGTAAAGCAACTCTTAACATAGAAAACCGAATAGATTAATTATGGCAAAGAATCCGCTAAGAAATACAGATAGAGCAGCGCAGATAAAATATCAAAATGGTGATGTTGCACCAAATATACAATTATATCATATTGACTATGCTATAATGACTTATTTGCAAGATGTAGTTCTTCCACCGCTTGATGAGGATGGAAAATATGTGAAGATGCCTGTAATATATGGTAATTCGGAAAGGTGGAACTCAGCAAGATTAGAAGGTATTTACAGAGACCAAAAAGGACGTATACAATTACCACTAATGATGTTAAGGCGTAGTGCCGTTGCTAAGAATGAAAATATACCAATGCTTAATAGGCATGTAACATATCAAGCCGTAACAAAATATTCAAAAGATAATCGTTATGATAGATTTGGACTATTAACCGGAATGCAACCAAAGCTTGAAATATACAATATAACAATGCCAGATTATGTAGAAATTACTTACGAATGTATGGGTTGGACAAATTATAGTGAACACCTTAACGAAGTAATTGAATCGCTTAATTGGGCATCAGAAGAATATTGGGGAGATAAAGATAAATTCAAATTTATAACATTCGTATCAGAATATACAGTAAACAATGAAATAACTGAAAATAATGAAAGAATTAATCGTGTAGAATTTAGTTTGAATGTTAAAGCATATTTACTACCGGCTAAATTTGATGGAGAAAAAACTACAAAAAAAGGATTTAGTTCTAGAGTTGTAGTAGTAACAAGCGAAACCGATTTAACGGCAAATGGTAGAATGGAAACGCTACTTTCAAATCCATCTGTATATAATTCAAATAAAGATATTGTAGATTATCTTTCAATTAATAATTCCGAAACCCAAACTGTTGCAGCTGGAACAATCGTATTAACTGGCATAAAATTAATAAAGCCAGCATTAGGACTTAGTTCAGTAATTACAGGTGGTATTACAATAAACTCCACAGATTACGATATTAAAGTTTATCAAAATAATACTACACAATTAACACAAAATACAAATTTTAGTGCAACATATTCGGAAAGTACAAATACATTAACAATAAATAATTTTAGTCCAGTATTAACTGATGGAGTTGATACTATAACAATATTTGGTAAATTTATAAATGTATAATAAACTATAAAATAATATTTATAAATAAAATAATAATATGGCAGCTGGTAAATATAATTTCACAATAGAGCAAGGAGCAACTATCAAATTTGAATTACAATATAAAGATTCAATTGGTAATCCTATTGATTTGACTGGATATAGTGGTAGAATGCAAATACGACCTGATTATGCGGACAATACAAAAAAATTATACATTTATTTAAGTAGTTCAATTAGCCCCGATGGCACAGGACTTAATTTCGGGGGACTAAGTGGAACAATGCCACCTGAATCAGGATCCATAGGATTGTTTATATCTGCGGTTAGTTCTTCTACTCTTAATTTTGAAACTGCATATTATGATATAGAAATAGAATCGGGAAGTATAGTAACCCGTTTATTGCAAGGTACAATCAAATTAAGTAGAGAAGTAACCAGATTATAATGGCTATAGAAGAATTAAATATAATAACATCGGACAATAATACCGTAGTAGTAACTACGGAAGACCGCATAGTAACAGTTTCAAATGAAGTTGATACTACAAACGTAATATTATCTGCGGCAGAAACAACAGTTGTTCAAATAGCAACCATCGGTCAACGAGGTTTACAAGGCCCATCAGGTTCACAGGGACCAAAAGGAGATACGGCTTATTTTGATTCATCATCATTTGCAACTACCGGTTCAAATACATTCTATGGTAATCAACTAATATCAGGTTCATCCGATTTTATATTGCAAATACATGGAGCAAACGATAATCCTTGGGCATTTGGAATATACAATGATACATATACTCCAACACAATCAGTATTAGCGGGTTGGGTAGGAAATGATGGTATAGCATATATAGGAACAGAAGTTAATACACCACTTCAAATTTATACAAATGCTAACTATTGGAATCCAACTTTAATAATATCAAGTTCGGGAATAACAATAGATAATACATTAATTGTAAGTAGTGGTATAACAGGATCTTTATATAATAAAACATTTACAAAAAATAACACATCGACAAATGGTGTAAATGTTATTTTATCAAAAGAAAATGTTTTTAATCATGGTAATCTTTTAGTAGAATCTGATGATACTCTTATTATAGAAGACGGAGCCGAATATTTTGTATTAGGAAATTTAACTAATAGTGGTTCTATAATAGTTAGTGGAAGTTTAATAGTGCATGGTGGAATATATAACGAAGGAACCATAATAGGTCCTGGCCCTATTTTAAGTAATTCTACAATAGTAACTTACGATAAGGCAAATTTACCATACGGATTTTTACAATTAGATGGTAATGGTAATATAATAAACACCATTAATCTTCTTGGAACGGCATCATATTCCGAAAATTCTAATCAATCAAATATATCATTAACGGCATCCTATATAGACCCGTTATTTATATCAGCATCTGCTAATTATTATGGATTTGGTGCACCGATTGATACAAGTTCATTCATAACTAATTCGCAGACGGGTAGTTTTATAACATATCTACAAACTGGTTCATTCGCAACTACGGGTTCAAATACTTTTAGTGGAAGTCAAACAATAACAGGTTCAGTAAATATATCAGGCCAAACTAATTTTAATAACGCAGTAGCAGTAAACGATTCAAACCTTAATCTTACAAATAGCAGTTCATTAAATTTAACAAGCGGTAGCGGCATTTTCATAGATGGTGGATCACTAATGGTAACAAATGGTGGAATTACAGGTTCACTATATAATAAACCATTCTTAAAAAATGAAACAACATCTGATAGTGTAAATACTATCATATCACATGAAAACATTTTTAATCATGGTGACCTATTAATAAAAGCTGAAGATACTTTAATTATAGAGCAAGGAGCTGAATACTTTGTGTTGGGTAATTTAACTAATAGTGGTTCTATAATAGTTAGTGGAAGCTTAATAGTACATGGTATAATATCAAATAATGGTAATATAATTGGTCCAGGGCCAGTATTATCAAATACAACCATAGTTACGTATGATAAAGCCAATATACCATATGGTTTTGCACAACTTGATGTCAATGGTAATTTAAGTAGTAGTATTAATTTATTAGGAACCGCATCATTTGCACTAACGGCATCACACTATACAGAATCGGATCCTATATTTACAGCCAAATCCGGTTCATTTGCAACTACAGGTTCAAATATATTTGTAGGCGATCAAATTATATCAGGTAGTGCTGGAACATTAGCCTATGGAAACATCAATACTAACGGACTTACGCTAGCAGATATACATGCAAATAACGATTATCCGTGGCTAGAAAGATTCTACAACGATACATTTTCAACATCAAGTGCTGTAATGGCATACTACGGTGATAACCAAGGAAGCTTCTTTTTCCATAATGAATCAAC